GTAAGTGTTAACCGAAATTATTCTCCACTAAATTCTCTAGCAAGTTTATAGGATTCGAAGGATTTGATACCATATCCATCTCCTCTTCTATATTCTGTAAATTTAATGTCTTTACCATCTTGCCTTTCTTTCATTCTAATATAATTGATAAGGCCTTGGTCGCTAACTTGAAGTTTGTATTTATCCAAATCAACCACATACTTAACAAGCTGTCTAAACAAAGGATGGTGTTTTACATTTTCTAAGATGGAAAGAGTTCGTATAGCATAGAAGTCTTTACCATTAATTTTATCCTTTGAAAAGTTATCAAATCTCTCTTGGTAGACTATCCTTAATAAAGCTCTGTAAGTGGGATAGATTCCACGAATGATACCTGAATACATATAGTCTGTGTGGTACAGATTTTGCAAATAAATAATATAATTTAAAGCAACATATGATTTACTATCGTTGACTATAACACCATACGAACGGAAATGATCCTTAAGTGCCTCCGGATCTGAGACAGCATACGCTCCGTCGTCTCCCTGGATTTGTGAATGCTCTAGTAATTCACTATAGTCATCTGACATGCCCTTCTGAGCCACTGAGTCCTCCTCATTCGTGTAAGGTGAACCTGATGGTGTACCATGGGGACCAAACAGCATACCGTCTGGTGTGATCAACCTTATTGTGTTAAACCGAATACCTTGAGAATGTATCTCAGAATGGTACTGCTTCTGGAAAAGGCTCGGCATATAAACATCAAAGGTATAACTCTGAAGACTCCTCTTCAATGAGTCATCGTAGCTACTAAAGTCGATGCTAAGCAACTTCAGATTACGACTCAAGGCATGTGATATTAGTGTGGTTACAGCCACATCGGTGTCGTTTGCGGACCTAAGAGCTGCTCGCCATGGCATCTTCCTCTGATATTCAAGAAGCGGTTTGTAATAACGCATCTCATCTAGAACATATGCAAGAGGGTAACCCCAAACGAGACGTGTTTTATTATTTTCTTGAGTACGAGTGAATGGCACAGCGGGTAAATCTAACTTGAGCAATTTACTTATATTTAAAACAGTATCATCCAAGACATTACCTTTCTTAAGCATAGTAGGTAGTCCGGCGTTAGTTTGTCGTTTTATATACTCAGCTGCTTTAGGTATATTGATAGGACGCAATCTACCATAAGAAGGTGGCTTGAATTTGATCTTCTTTCCCTCATCTGCAGAAAAGGAATAAGTGACACCTTCTTTACGTTCAGACCAAGGAATTGCTCGAGACCTTGGACCGTATTTTGAACGATTTGAATCTTCTAAACTCAGCAAAATATCATTCATTTTACTAACGTTAGCATTAAATATCTTATCCCAACCAGCTAAGACAGACTCTGGACCGTGTGTATTACCAATAGGAGACAAGTAAACCTCCTCAGTACCAGCTTCAGTTTTGTATAGCAACCGGGAAAGACTTTGAATCGCATCTTCTGATGCACCTAGATATTCCAACTCTTTGCGGATTTCTGATTTCATAATATTAGTTTAGTAGATGTATGGACGCACCCTAAGGCCACAGTGATGTGGTACAATTTTGTAGACGATTTTGGGTCGTGCAAGTGGTAACATAAGTTTTA